GCTTTTACAACCAGAAGTTCAAGCGGCTGTCGATGATATTACAAATGAAGCCATCAACATCTCAACAGATAAGAAGCCAGTTGAATGTATCACTGATGAATTAGATATGCCTGAGACAGTTAAAACTAAAATTCGTGAAGAATTTGATAATGTGCTTCAGCTTTTGGATTTTTCTAATCAAGGCTACGAAATATTTATGAGATGGTATGTTGATGGAAGACTTTATTACCATATCGTGATCGATGAAACCCAGCCAAAAAACGGTATTTTAGAACTTCGTTATATCGATCCTCGGAAAATTAGAAAAATTCGCGAATTTGAAAGAGAAAAAAACGGTCCTGGCGTACAATTTGCTCTAAAGAAAATAAAGAACGAATATTATGTCTTCAGTGAACGTGGCTATGACACTAATAATATGACGCCATCAGTATCATTTGACAGTATTCAAGGATTACGAATCGCAGTAGACTCTATTATTAACTGCAATTCTGGTGTGCTAAATGAAAAAAATACCGTGATACTTTCTCACATACACAAAGCATATAAACCACTCAATCAACTCCGCATGATGGAAGATGCGTCTGTTATATATCGCATTTCAAGAGCACCAGAGCGTAGAGTATTTTACATTGATGTTGGAAATTTACCAAAAATTAAAGCTGAGCAATATTTGCGCGAAATGATGGTAAACCATAAAAATAAAGTCATTTATGATGCCGCAACTGGCGAGATGAGAGATGATCGCAAATTTATGACTATCACAGATGATTTTTGGCTGCCTCGTAGAGAAGGTAACCGAGGAACTGAAATTACATCTCTTCCAGGCGGGCAAAACCTTGGAGAAATGGATGATATATTGTATTTTCAAAAGAAGTTATACAAATCTCTAAATGTTCCTATCTCTAGACTTGAATCAGATACTGGGTTTTCGCTTGGTAGAGCTTCTGAAATTTCGCGTGATGAAGTTAAGTTTTCTAAATTTATACGCCGTCTCCGCGTCAGGTTTTCATTGTTGTTTGATAAAGCGCTTGAACAGCAACTTATTCTGAAAGGTATAATCAGACCAGAAGAATGGCCAGAAATTAAGAATAAAATACGTTATAACTTTATGTTGGATAATCACTTTGAAGAACTTAAGCAAGCTGAAATTCTTCGGGATAGAATGTCAACTGTTGATGAAGTTAATAATTATCTTGGAGTGTTTTATTCTAAAGATTGGGTACGTAAAAACATACTTCATCTAACTGTAGACGAAATAGCAGAAATAAACCAACAGATGATAGATGATTCAGCTAGTGATACAGATTCTTCTCAACCACCAAATCAATAATATATTCAAGGAGACATAAATGTCAGTAAGAGACCTTATTAGTGCAGCACTTAACAAAGATGCTCGAGCATTTGAAGAAACATTTAGCACCGTAATGCAAGAAAAGTTAGCTGATGCCATCGGAGAGCGGTTTTCTGTTAGTGAAATGACTAACCCTAAAACACCAGATGATGATGAAGACTATGAAGACTATGAAGATGATGAAGACGATGATGAAGACGATGAAGAAATCGACGAATCCTCTCAAGATGCAATACCAGATAATATGTCTCAAGCTGAATTTATTAAATATTATAATGCTGCAGCAAAGGGAAAATCGATCAACGAAATCTCTCAAGATAAAATTCATCAGTATTATGATGCCGCTGCACAAGATAGAGCAAAAGCAAAATCAATCGTACAAAAAAATATAGACACTAAACACCCAACTGTTGCAGGATATAAAATTGCTGGCGATGCGTATACAAGATTCCAAAAACGTGGCGCGGGAATGACTGCTGCAGCTGACAGAATGAATGAAGAAGAAATTGATGAAATCTCTAATAAGACTTTAGGATCATATATAAAGAAAGCAAGTATTAATGCTGCAGATCATGCTTATAAGCTTGGTCACAAAAAAGCTGAAAACGATGAAATTTCGCGCTTTACTAATAGGCTTATGCCAAATCAAAGCGGAGAACGAGATCGTCTTGAAAAGCATTTTGGTGTTGACTCCAACTCAACTAATGCAACCCGAAGAAATCTTTCAAAGCGTATAAATGGTGTTAATACAGCGGCTAATAAAATGGCTACTCAATCACCAAATACGAAATAACAGGTGATTAAATGATCAATTTCAAAAAATTATTAGAAACTGTATATGAACCACGTTCTGGCGATGAAAAGAATTTTAAAGATAAGCATATTATCGATAAAATCAAGTATCCATTAGACACAGAAACGCAGTTTACTTCTAAAGCCAAAAAAGCTTCTCGTAAAGCCGATTATGCCGATAGCGAAGATGAAGATGTTTATGAAGCTGCAATTGTGCATACCAAACGCGCTGACAAAAAAGGCGTGATCGTGCATGATGTAGATCCACATACTGGCGAAAGCAAAACAAAATTGGTTACTCGTCGAACTGGAGAAATCAAAATTGGTGAAGAAACAGAGCTTACTGAATTGAAGAAATCGACTCTTGCTTCATACATTGGGGCTGCTTCAGCAGACAAATCATTTAGAGCTCATGAAATGGGTAAGCAAAATGCTTTAGGTCGTGAAATGGGTCGTCCTAGAGATGCTAATTTCGATAAAGATAGCTTGAAGCATAAGAATCGTTCAATTGGTATTCAGCATGCAGCAAATAAGTTAGCGGCTGAAGAAGTTAAAGGAAACCCATATGCGATTGGTATGTCTGTTGCTATGCAAACTACTGGCGATAAACCGCCTTTAAAGAAATCAACTATTATTAGAGGCCATAACATTGCTAAAGCAATTAGAAAGGAAAGCCTTGATAAAGTTGGCAAACATAATGCTGATATTGATAATGATGGCGATGTTGATAAGTCAGATTCATATTTGATTAATCGTCGTAAAGCTATAGCTAAAGCGATGCAAAAAGAAGAAGTTAACAATGATTCAAACGCAGCAGATCTTAATAATACAAGCTTTACGCGCTATAGAGGCGGTAATAAACCTTTAATGATTAAGCGTAACCCAGAAGATGTTAAAAGCGAAGATACCGCTAATAACATTACAAAAGCTTTAGCAGCTAAATCCACTAAACCCGCTAAAGTCGTGACTAAAAAAGATGGTATACGTATATCTGATTATTTCAAATTTCCCAAGTTTGAATCAGTAGATGTAAAAGCATTATCAGACAAAAATCATAAAGAGTATAAAGATTCACAGAAAAATCTAAATCTAAAAACACTTAAGCAATTTCTTGATGACGCACAACTAAATGAAATGCTAAAGAGTGGAACATTAAAATTACATGATGGATCATCAGTAGTACTTACTAATGAAATAGCTTCTTCACTTAATAAGTTACTTGGCCAACTTAGTGATGCTAATAAAGACAAAATGGAAAAACGTCTGATGCTAAACAAAAAAAGTTTTGATGAAATAATCGCATTCGCAAAGGAAGTAGTGTAATGGGTGATTTTGTCAAAGTTAGAAGTTTAGAATTTACCGTTACTACGGCTAACACTATTGGAAGAGCAAATCTAGTTAGGGCATATGCCCCAACAACAGCAAAACTAACATTCGCAAATACATCTGGAACTATTGGTGAATACACAATGTATACCAATTTGGAACAATTTTTTATCAAAGAACCTGATGATACTATCGCGAGTAGCAATACAGTGTACTGCACTGCTATAGCTTATAGATAAAGGAAATAAAAATGGCATTGCTTATCAGAGAAATCGTTGAAGATGTTCAATATATTACAGAGGCAAACGATGCCGGCGAAAAAACTATGTATATTGAAGGTATCGTTATGCAAGGCGGTATTAAAAATCGAAATGGAAGAATTTATCCATCAGATATTCTATTACGCGAAATGGGCCGTTATAATACCAATTACGTTTCGAAGAAACGCGCATTCGGGGAATTAGGGCACCCTTCTGGGGCGGCTATAAATCTTGATCGTGTTTCACACATGTTTACCGAGCTTAAAGCTGACGGACTAAACATTGTTGGTAAAGCAAAAATTATGGGTACTCCCATGGGAGAAACCGTTAAAAATTTAATAGAAGGTGGAGCGCAACTCGGCATTTCTTCTAGAGGAATGGGTTCTGTAAAGCAAAATAAAGAAGGCATTATGGAAGTGCAAAGTGATTTTATGCTTACAACTGCTGGCGATATAGTTGCAGATCCTTCAGCGCCTGATGCTTTTGTGAAGGGTATTATGGAAGGTGTAGAATGGGTTTATGATATAGCATCATCCAATTGGGTTGCAGCTAATACAATGGATCAAATAGAAGAAGAAATAAAACATTCTAAGCGTATAGATGAATCAACCGCACTAAAGATGTTTAATAAGTTCTTAAATAGCTTATAACCATTGAATAATGTATTCTTATAAATAGTATGGAATTAGATAATAGATAATTACGAAGGAGAATTAAGATGGATAAAGACCTAGATGAAGCAAAGGCAACTGGAGAAGACTCATATAGTGCTGACCCAGTAACAGCTGGTGGTCCAGTTAAGAAACGTAGGGGCGATGCTTTTGTAAAGCCGGGGCCGGTTCAATCAGGTACTCCTGTTGAAACTCCTCAGGGCGATAATAATGCGGGTGTTCATGAAGCACTTGATCAAATTTTTGGTGACGCTGATCTTACAGAAGAGTTCAAGACAAAAACTAGTACATTGTTTGAAGCAATTCTTTATGAGCGTACCGAAGATATTCGTGAGCAACTTCAAGAGCAGTTTGAGTCAGACCTAACTGAACAAGCTGAATCTATTGCTGAAGAAATCACTGACAAACTAGATATGTATCTTGGATATGTAGTAGAAAATTGGATGAAAGAAAACGAAGTAGCTCTTGAAACTGATTATAGAGTACATGTTGCTGAATCAATTCTTACAAATGTTCGTGCTTTAGTTGAAGACCACAATATTGAAATTAATGAATCTGACATTGAAGCCGTTAATGCAATGCAAGAAGCAGTTGATGATACAAACGCAAAATACAATGCTTTGGTTGAAGAATTTATTGATATTCGTGAAGAAAAAGAAGCTCTTGAAAGAAACATAGCATTCAATGTCATGACTGAAAATATGATTACAACTGATGTTGCTAGATTAGCCACATTAGCAGAAGGAATTTCATATGAAAACTTAGATGATTTTGCACAAAAGCTAGCAATTATCAAAGAAAGTTATTTTACTAAAACTGGAGCATATTCACAAAATCAAATTGAATTGCTAGATGAAGAAACTGAAAATACATCTAACTATCTTGATCCTTCAATTGCAGCATATGTAACTTCATTAAATAACACTTCACACCAATAAGAATTGATTTAGTATAAATATAAAGATACTAATCTATAAAGGAGAAATAACCAAATGTTAAACGAAGAACTATTAAAAAAGTGGGGACCTGTACTTGAGCATAAGCTTCTCCCAGATATTAAAGATTCTCGTCGTAAGATCATCGTTGCACAGCTTCTTGAGAATACTCAAAATGCTCTTCGTGAAGGGTCAACCTATTCACCGTCTTCGTTTCTTACAGAGACTGCTGCGGTTAACAACACTGGCGCAGTTGCAAATTATGATCCCGTACTCATTAGCTTAGTTAGACGCGCTATGCCTAATCTGATCGCTTATGATATTGCTGGTGTGCAGCCAATGACTGCTCCTACTGGTTTGATTTTTGCGATGCGTTCAAATTATGCTAACACAACCGCAGCAACAGGCGAAGCATTCTTTAACGAAGCTGATACTGACTTCAGTGGTACTGGAACTCATACCGGTTCGCCTTTCCCAGCAGACTTTGCTAATACTTCGCTTTGGGCTTCTGGTGCTGGAATGTCAACTGCTGCAGCTGAAGCTCTTGGTACTTCTGGTGGTGGTACTTTCAATCAAATGTCAGTATCTCTAGAAAAGGTATCTGTAACAGCTAAATCTCGCGCCCTAAAAGCTGAATACACTTCAGAATTAGCCCAAGACCTTAAGGCTATTCACGGTCTTGACGCAGAAACTGAATTAGCAAACATGCTTCAATCAGAACTTCTTGCTGAAATTAACCGCGAAATTATTCGTGTGGTTTATAACACTTCAGTTGTTGGAGCTCAAAGTGGTACTGCTACTGCTGGTACTTTTGATCTTGACGTC